CAAATGGCGAAGATTGATCTAAACGAACAGGCGAGTAAGATTCTCGAAGCTGCACAGAAAAGCGGCGTGGAGCAAAATTTTCTGTTTGTAACAACCTTCAAACGTTATCAGGTGCAATTAAAAATGTTATCGGAGTTGGAGCGTGAGATAGCTGACAGCGGAACGATGGTAACTAAAGAATACGTGAAAGGCCGACAGAATGTTTATTCGCATCCGGCGGTAACTGCATATAACCGGACCGCAGACAGCGCTAACCGGACCGCATCCACTCTAATGAAGGTGATAACATCCTTAAAGGATGTGAGTATGAGTGTCGAATACGAGGATGATGAACTATGAAATAAATCTACACATTTTGCAGTATCTCCGGATGGTGGAAACCGGCACAATTGAAGCATGCAGCGACCAGCATCTTCTGTGTGCCTACATCCGCCGGTGCTTTGAAACCGAAGATATCTACACCGACAGCGAGCAGCTAGAAAAATATCTGGGATTAGCTAAATACTTTCCTTATGAGCGCCTCTTTGAATGGGAGGAGTTTTGTATTGCCCTGCACCTCTGCACATTTTGGAGGAAAGATAATCGGCCGCGCTGGCCTGATCTGTTTTTGCTCATTGGTCGAGGGGCCGGCAAGGATGGGTTTATAGCCGTTGAAAGTATGTGCCTTATCTCACCGTACAGCAAACTCAACCAGTACGATGTTGATATATGCGCCACCGCCGAAGACGTGGCAATGCGTCCGGTAAATGATGTTATTGACGCCCTTGAAGACACAAAGCACCGTGCAAAAATGAAAAAGCATTTTTATTGGACAAAAGAGCAGGTCCAGGGACTGAAATATCGCGGGACCATCAGGGGACGGACGAATAACCCAAAATCAAAAGACGGTATGCGCTCCGGCATGGTTGTGTTCAACGAGCTCCATCAATACGAGGATTATAAAAACATCAAGGTGTTTATAACCAGCCTCGGTAAGAAAAAGCACCCGCGCAGATTGTACGCAACCACAAACGGCAACGTTCGTGGCGGGCCTCTCGATGAATTGCTGGCACGTTCTGAACAGATACTTCGGGGCGACATCGGCGACAACGGATTGTTGCCGTTCATTTGCAGACTGGATGACAAAAAAGAAGCCGATGATAAATCGAAATGGCCAAAAGCAAACCCTTCGCTTCCGTATCTGCCCGACCTTATGACCGAGGTGGAGAAAGAATATCTTGAGTGGAAAGAGAACCCCGGCGCTAATTCGGATTTTATGACAAAAAGAATGAACCGGCCGCAGTCAGACGCCGAGGTTGCTGTTACAGATTGGGAAAAAATCCTTGCAACAAACAAACCCTTGCCAGACTTGACCGGGTGGAGCTGCACCGTTGGAATCGACTACGCATCAATGCGAGATTGGGCGGCAGTCAACTTCCATTTTCGCAAGGGTGAGCAAAGATATGACTTTGGGCGGTATTGGGTATGTACTCAAAACCCAGACCTCTCTCGGATAAAGGCACCGTGGCAAGAATGGGCGGAGTGCGTCGCCGTTGACGATGTGGAGATACCCCCTTTACTACTGACGGATTACATAGCACTGACGGCGCAGAAGCACAACATCAAAAAGATCGCCCTTGACAACTTCCGATATGCGCTGATGAAAGATGCGCTTGAAAAAATCGGCTTTGACCCGAAGGAACGAAAGAACGTTTATCTGGTCAGGCCGTCAGACATTATGAAGGTGCAGCCCGTTATTGATAGCTGTTTCAACAATGGATATTTCACATGGGGCGATAACAGGCCGCTGAGGTGGGCGACGAACAACACAAAACTTATCCGGTCAGGAAAAAAGGAAGGAACCGACACAGGTAATTACTATTACGCAAAAATCGAGGGCAAAAGCAGAAAGACGGATCCTTTTATGGCGTTGGTGGCCTCGATGGTCATCGAGAGTGAACTTGATACAGGCGAATCTACATATGACGATCTGCCGGTAATCGTCTGTTAAGGAGGTGGAGGAAATCGGATTAATAACATGGCTCAAAGGTATCTTCGGCAGCGACCCGATACCGCTGAGCGGTACAGACCTAGCGGTTTATTCTGACGAATACGCGGCTATCGTTGGAGACATCTACATCCGGGAGATGGCGTTTCTGTCGGCGGCTAACCTCGTCGCCAAGGCCGTCAGCAAATGCGAATTCAAAACCTATGCGAATGGCAAGGAAACCAAGGGCAAAGAGTATTATCTATGGAACACCGAGCCGAACCAGAATCAGAATTCAAGCGAGTTTATCCAGAAGTGGATTTACACCCTGTTCCGCAAAAACGAGTGCTTGATAATTGAGGATAAAGGGCGGCTATACGTCGCAGACAGCTTCTCGAAAAAGGATTACGCGCTGTACGAAGATGTGTTTTCCCAGGTGACGGTCAAGGGCTATACGTTCGACCGCACATTTTTACAGAGCGAAGTTTTGTATTTCAAGCTTTGTGAGGGCAATATCCAGCGCGTCATATCCGGCCTGTATGAAAGCTACTCAAAGCTGATCGAATACAGCATGACTGCTTATAAGCGCAGCCGGGGAACAAAGGTAAAATTCAAATACGACACCTTGCCGGTAGCCGGGACGCCGGAACGTACAGCATTCGATGCGCTTATAAACGAAAAAATCGGCAAATGGCTCACCGGCGACAATGCTGCGCTTCCCCTTGGACGGGGGCAGGACATTACCGAATTGACGCAGAAAACCTACTCCAACGAATCAACCCGTGATATCCGCGCCCAGATCGACGACGTATGCGACTTCACAGCAAAGGCGCTCGGCATACACCCGGCACTGCTCCGGGGCGATGTGCAGGGCACAGCGGACGCAATGGACTACACACTGACATTCTGCATTGATCCGCTGGTCGATATGCTGATGGAGGAAATCAACCGGAAGAGGAACGGTTTTGAAGGCGTGTCAAAAGGCACATACCTGAAGATCGACACGAAGCAGATCAAGCACGTCGACCTGCTAAGCGTCGCCACATCAATCGACAAGCTGATCGGCTCCGGCGCGTTCTGCGTCAACGATATTCGCCTTGTCTGTGGCGAGGAAATCATAGACGAGCCGTGGGCGTGGGCGCACTACGTGACCAAGAATTATGCAACTGTGGAAGAGGCTTTAAAAGCGATAAAAGAAGTCGAGTAAGTGAAAACAAGTTATAGATGGGAAAATAAAACAATGCAAGATTGCACTGTTAGATGCGGAATAACAAAAAACAGGAGGTATATATAAATGGCAGTAACAGCGAAGTTATACACAAATGCGATCAAGGCATTCATCACCGGCGCGGTCACATGGAAAGCGTCCGGCGGCTCGGCAATCAAGGTCGCGCTTTTGAATTCGACTTACACACCAGATCAGGATGCGCATGACAATTTTGATGATGTGTCATCGAACGAAATCACCGGCACAGGTTACACGGCAGGCGGCGCGTCGCTGACGCTGATCGACCCGTCTGTGGATGCGGCAACAAATGAAACGCGTATGGACGCAAACGACGTGTCTTGGGCAAATTCGACGATCACCGCCAGATATGCAGTAATCTATTACGCCTCTGGCACGCCGTCCACGTCAACGCTGATCGGCTACGTCGACTTTGGCGAGGATGTCATATCGAGTGGCGCGGCGTTTGATATCGCTTGGGCCGAGTCGGGGATCTTTAAAGTCACCGTGGCGTAAAAGGAGATGACATATGGCGGCATCTTATCCGGGTAATATAAAGACATGGACCCCACGAACCGACGGCGTTGATGATGTTATGGCGGCGGATATAAACTCAATATACGAAGAAGTGACGGCGCTGGAAACATACGCCGTTCCGAATAGCAGAAAAGTCAACGGTGAAGCTTTATCGTCGGATATAACTCTCGCAGCCAGTGATATACCTATAGCAGATAACGGCGATAATTTTACGGCAACCCATGTCGAGGGAGCTTTGGCTGAACTTTTTACATCTGTCAGTAACGGAAAGACCGCCCTCGTTTCTGACATTGAGGACAAGGGCGGCACGGTGTCTGTTTCTGGCGATATACCGACATTTGGAGAATTAAGCGATGGGATAGGCACAATTCCAACTGGTGGTGGTGGAACGCCTGTTCCCGTTTCACCCAAAGATGTAAACTTTTACGATTACGACGGGACTATCGTTGAAAGCTACACTTTGGCAGAAGCACAGGCATTATCGGCATTGCCAACTGCACCAGATCATTCAAATGATACTATTCCGCTAACATTTCAAGAATGGAACTACACTCTGGAACAAGTTAAAGCCTTAACAGAAAAAGCCGATATCAGGGCGACTTACATCCCAACGGATGGTAAAACGCATCTAAAAATCCGCATTGCCGCAGAGGGCAGAATGGTAGTTCCGCTGTACTTTTCCCAGACTGTCACAAACGGGGTGACGATTGATTGGGGAGATGGTTCGTCTACGCAGAAATTGACTGGAACTGGAAACATAAGCACAACTCACACATATTCGTCGGTGGGAGATTATGACATTACATTAGCTGTTGAATCAGGTTGTGTACTTGGACTTGGCTCAAATTCCTCGAGTTATTGCGTTCTGGGAGCAACTGGCGACAATGGACGGGTTTATTGCAATATGTTGCAAGAGGTGAACGTCGGTGAACGCGTCACCAGCATCGGAATCTATGCTTTTCGGAATTGCTACAGTCTCGCCAGCATCACCATCCCAAACAGCGTCACAGACATCGGAACCTATGCTTTTCAGTATTGCTATAGTCTCGCCAGCATCACCATTTCAAACGGCGTCACCAGCATCGGAAACTATGCTTTTCGGGATTGCTACAGTCTCGCTAGCATCACCATTCCAAATAGCGTCACCAGCATCGGAACCTTTGCTTTTCAGTATTGCTACAGTCTCGCCAGCATCACCATTCCAAACAGCGTCACCAGCATCGGAAACTATGCTTTTCGGGATTGCCGCAGGCTCGCCAGCATCACCATTCCAAACAGCGTCACCAGTATCGGAGAGTATGCTTTTTATAATTGCTACAGTCTCGCCAGCATCACCATCCCAAACAGCGTCACCAGTATCGGAGAAGCTGCTTTTTATAATTGCTGCAGTCTTGCCAGCATCACCATTCCAAACAGCGTCACCAGCATCGAAACCTATGCTTTTTGGAATTGCTACAGTCTCGCCAGCATCACCATTCCAAACAGCGTCGACAGCATCGGAGATTATGCTTTTGGGAGTTGCTACAGTCTCGCCAGCATCACCATTCCAAACAGCGTCACCAGCATCGAAGATTATGCTTTTCGGAATTGCTACGGAATGGCTATTTACGATTTCTCTACTCACACATCTGTTCCGACATTAGCATCAACGAACGCATTCAATGGCATTCCAAGTGACTGCATCATGAAAATACCGTCCGCACTTTTCGCAACTTGGAAAACTGCAACAAGCTGGTCAACCTACGCCAGCAAAATGGTGGCAGTGTGAGGTGATAACATGATTATACATGGAGTCCTATCGATTATCCACAAGGGTGGCAAGTAGTTGGTGACTAGAGAAGCGGGGTGCGCCTATGAAATACGGGTCTTTTAAGTACGGACAATATGCATACGGCGTCGCCAGCGCCACAGTCAGCGTTCCAACGGCAACAGCGACCTCAACAGCAATCCCCCCAACGATCACAGCATACCGCAGCGCCACAGTCAGCGTTCCAACGGC